GAGAGAATTATATTGCGAATAGAAAAAGAATTTATGAAAATTATGCTGGAATGTTTCCAACATTTGAGTCATTTTGTCAGGTAATGGACCAATGTACAGAAAATTATGAGTGCTTGGTAATAAATAACAATTCAAAATCTAATAAATTACAAGACCAAGTTTTTTGGTATAAGGCAGAAAATCACAATGACTTTAAATTAGGTTCAAAGGAATTTTGGGAACTATCAAAAGGGTGTAATTCTGATGATGAAGAAGAAAAATATGATCCAAATTCAGTAAAAAAACGTGGCGCAGGACAAAAAATTAGTGTAAAAAAAACAAAATGGTAGAAACTTCTTTTATAATTCTTGTTTTTAAAATAAATAAGCAAGAATAAATAACTTAAAGAGTATCCTATTATAAATTATATAATAAGATGCAAGAATTAAATATTGTAGAACTCATAGAGAAAAATCCAATTGTGAGATTGTCAAACGCGTACAATAACAAATTATTGAACAAAATCAAAGAAAATTTTACTGGTTTTGAACAACAATTATTTGTAAGCAGTTTTTATTGTTACTTAAATTACGATAAAAATATAGATTTTGTAGTAGATTTAGATGATATATGGAAATGGTTAGGATTTCAACAAAAATATAATGCTACAAGGATGTTAGAAAAACACTTTAAGTTAAACATAGATTATAAAAATCTTGCTCCTCAACTTGGAGGAGCGGTTTTTAATGAAAATCTTGCTTTGGGTAATTACAAAGCAAGTTCAAATGTTGAAAAATGGGGTGGTCACAACAAACAAACCATATTATTAACAATTAAATGTTTCAAATCACTTTGTCTAAAAGCTCAAACCAAAAAAGCATCAGAAATTCACGAATATTATATGAAAATGGAAGATGTTTTACACCAAATTGTTGAAGAAGAAACAGATGAATTAAGACTTCAATTAGAACAAAAAGAAAATATTATATTGGAAAAAGATATAGTTCTTAAAAATACTAAAAAGGATAAACAAAAAGCCGTTGAACAAGCCATAGTAGTTCAATTTCCATTAAATACAGAATGTATTTATTTTGGCACAATTGATGATTCAAATGAATCAAATGAAAAATTAATTAAATTTGGACACACAAATGATTTAGCAACTAGAATAATAGACCATCGTAAAAAATACAATAATTTTATTTTATTAGAAGCATTTAGAGTTCAAAATAAAGTAGAAATAGAAAATCTAATTAAAACATATCCTAAAATTAAAAGGCAAATTCGTACACTTGAACTAAATGGAAAAAACAAAACAGAAATAATAGCTTATGATGATAATAATTTTACTATTGATAAATTAACTAAACATATAAAGGATATTATTCATTCTAAAACATATAGTATAGATAATTTTAATAGATTAATGAAACAAAATGAAGATTTAGAAAATGAAAATAGAGAGTTGAAAGAAATAAATAACAACAAAGAATGTATGATAATCGAAAGAAATCTTAAAATTAATGAATTAAACGAGTTACTAGAAAAAAATCAAAAAATAATTGACACTATTAATAATGATAATGTATCAGTTTATCAAAATGTATTATTACCTGAAAATGAAATGAATAAAAAATTTAATGATTTTGTGGATTCTATTTGTATTGTACGACCAGATGTAGAAGAATTATCTGTAAATATTGAAGGTCGTTATCGTTTATGGAATCAAGTTAAACCTACGAAGGAAGTATTTCACGCACTTAAAAACTACCTAGACACAAGATTTAAACCAAAACGTATTCAAGGAAATCACGTTTATATTGGTATTAAATTAAAACCTATTGAATATAAAAAAATAAAAGAAAATTCAAATGTTGAAACATTTTTATTTCAAGTATGTCAATTTTCGGATTGTAGTAAAATTTTGAATTCTGTCTTGCTTTCAGAATATCAAAAATGGAAAATATCTGTTGGCAAAGAATTGATTGAAAATGACATGAAGGATATAAAAGAATACTTAAATGATTCGCCTTATGCTTTAAAATCAACCGTATGGACTGATTGCGGTAATAATGAAGGATATTATGGGTTATCTTTGAAAAAAAATGAATATAAACCCAAACTTATATCATCAACAGGCAAAAAAGTATACAAAAGAGCAGTTGAAACAAATATTTTATTAGCTACATGGGATACAATCGCAAAAGCAGCAGAATCAGAATGTATATCAACTGCTAAAATGAGTCGGTGTGCTAAAAATAAAATTATAATTGATGATTATTATTATTGTACATAATTTATTTAAGTGAGAAATAGCATTCAATTTCTGAACTGGGTAATTTATTTTGATTACAGTTATAACATTTTTTATATTTTGGATTAGTTATTGTTTTTCCGCAATTACACTTTGAAAAATTCGAAAAACAGTCATCGTTTTGATTACAGTTATAACATTTTTTATATTTTGGATTACTTATTGGTTTTCCACAATTACACTTTGGAAGATTTGAAAAACAGTCATCGCAATTATAACCTTTATTTGTAACTTTAGTTATATCGCACGTTTTACAATAATTAAATTTTAAACAAGATTCGCATCTTTTATTATAACAAAAAGAACGTATATCACAAGTTATACAATTTGTTTTAGTTCGGCAGTTACTACAGAAATTATCACTTTTATTTTTGTGTTTTATTCCACAGTCATCGCAAATACCTTGAGTAATTTTTGGAGATGGAATTTTTGAAAATTTAAAACACCACTCACATAAAGTAATTATATCATCATCATTATTTATAATAAATATATTATTTTTAATTGGTTGACCACACATACAATTTTCACTTTCTATTTTTATAAGAGGTGTTTCTGAATTGTCTTTAAAATATTCTTTGTGTTTTCCAAAATTTCCTCCAAAATACTGGTAAGATTTAATACTATCAATGCTTTCTTTTTTTTTTGAAAGACCTACTTCAAAATTTTTTATACGTTTTTCTAAGTTTTCACTGTCTGTTTTTTCAATTAATTTTTTGTATGTTTTATCATCTTCTCTAGATTTTTGTAATATTTCAATATCAGTTTCTTCAATAAATTTTGTTTTTAAAATACAGTCACAACCCGTAAGTATATTTAAATCAGATTCTAAATTAGTAATTTTGTATAAATTTTCAGGTTTACAATAATGACTACACGCGCAACAAAATTTTGATTCTCCATCCTCGGTATCTAATGAAAATAACGAACATTCCCACTTAACCTTTTGACTTATATCTAATATTTCTTGAAAACTATTGTAAAAACTTAAATCAAGTATAATAATAGAAATTAATATGGCATAAAAATCTGGGAATGAATTTTGATGATGATTAATTAGCGTTCCTTTTAATAAATCTAAATTATGTTGATTTTCAACAATATAATTTCTTATTTCTTCTTGAAATGACATTACGTGTTCAAGTATAACAATATTTTTTAAAATTGATAAGTCAATATCCTTTTGTAGTTTTTTAACAAACAATCTAAATTTTTCATTAAATATAATTCTAAGTTTACTTGTATATTCTGGTTCCATTTTTATTTTTATTTTTATTAATTATTAAAAAAAATAAATCAATTTTATTATTTAAATAAAATATGCGGTTTAATCCTTTTTAACAACAAAAGGACCGCTAATAAGCTCGCTTTGACCGTGGTCGGTATTTCCAGTAACAATATTCTCTCCTTCAAAGAGTTCAGCGCGAATATCAGCAGCAGAAATAGTTTCATTATCTTTTGAAAAAGATGTAGTTTCATTCGTAACACCAATCAAGTTACCTTCATTATCAATTGATTGTGTTAAAGTATTTCCAGATTTCTCAGCATTCTTAATATTTTCTTCGATTGCCTTTTGTTTTGTTTCCTTTACACGTTGGTCAAAGGCAGATTTAGCACTAAACTCATTTTTGGTTTTTTCGTGCATCAATTGGTTCAATTCATCCTCCATATACTCAACACGTCCAGTCTTATAGGCTTCAGGCTCCCAAGGCATCCATAATCCAACAGGACCAACATATACATCATGATTAGGATCAATTTCTCTTAACATTTTACATCTTAGTTCGGCTTCCTCCAATGTTGGATAAACCCCTCTAACCTTTAACCCTCTTGTAGAAGTTTGAAATTGATTGTTAATACCAAATGCTTTCTCAAGATCTTCCTCATTATTATCAAGAAATGTTTTGTATTCGTCTCTCATACTTGTTTTAGTTAATGATTCTTTTTCCTCTTTAACAAATTCTTTAAAATCAGTTGTTAAATCATCAAAAGACATAGTGTATTTAAATGAAATAAAATTTAAAAATTGTACGAATTTTTCCATAGATTTGTTTAAATCCCATTTCTTTAGGAATTCTTCAAAAAGAAAAATTTCTTTTTGTTTTAAGATAGTTTCAGGAGAAACAAAAGAAACACACGCAAATTTTTGTCCAGCAATTGGTTTATCTTCTTCAAGCAAGTCAACATATTTAGTATTTTGTTTTCCATTATTCATTTTTTTCTCAAACCCAGTTTTTTTTGAATTCCTTTCTTTAGACTGACTCATTTAATTTATTTAAAGCAAATTATTTAAGTTTTTTATCGCAAATATATATATTTTTTTCTTTTTATTTATTATAATGGAAGGAATAATTAATGTCGGTGAACTTGCTAAAAGAATAATTAAGTATCTTGTTGAGGGTCTAATGGTTGCGATTGCTGCTTACGCTATTCCTAAACGTTCTTTAAATATTGAGGAAATTATTTTGATTGCTTTAACTGCTGCTGCTACTTTTAGCATTTTGGATACATACATTCCATCTATGGGTGCTACTGCTAGGTCAGGTGCTGGTTTTGGTATTGGCGCTAATCTTGTCAGATTTCCTGGTGGATTTTAAGATGTAATATCATAACATAATCATAATAATTAATATAATTAATATGATTTTTAATTTTAATAGTAGTATATTATATGGCGAGAATTACAAGAAGAAGAAAAATGAAATACAGAAGAACAAAAAGAAATAATAGAAAAAAATCTAGAAGAATAAGAGGAGGAAATAGAATTGGTGGAAATAATATAGGTGCTAATTGTAATAATCCAAATTTTTCAATTTATAATACAAACTTATTGAAATTATTTCCGTATAAAGGTGGTGAACTACAATCAGATGATATATATAAAAATTCTGAAGGGTCACAGTATTAATATACCTTTCATAAATTTATTGAAGAAGGTTGATATTATTCTAAATAGTTGAAATAAATTCCCAATCCAATTCTTCACAAATCTTACGCCAAATTTGATCTTGTTCGACTCTTTTCTCTCTATCTTTTAACATAGGAAAGTCTTGTAAGAACTGAGTTTCTCCTAGCAACTCACAAAGTTTGTATGCTGTATAGTAATAGTTTAAAAAATTTACTCTGTCATCAGGACAATATTTAGAATAAGGAGATTGTAATTCAATAAAAAGATTACAAAGTATTTCTTCTAATTCTTGTGACATAACGGGAGGTTTGATTCCTAATTTATCTTTAATAAACGGTATGTGTTCATAATATTTATTAAATCCCAATTTTTTTAGAATTTCTTTAGTTTTAAGGTTTGTTATTTGTTCTAATTCAATTCTTTCTTTTTTGATTTGTATTTTAATATTTTCAATGACTTCGGGAGGTATTTGTGTAGTTTCCTTTCCTTGAAATTGAGCTAATATTTCTTTAAAATGATTAATTCTTTTATAGGCATAAAAACAAACCTCTTTAGGTGGTTCTTTATAAGAAGGTTTTTCATTTTCAATTAAGTATGGAATATTTCTAGAGCAAGTATTACAAATTAAAATTCCTTCATCCTCAAGAGGAATTAGTTCACCTTTATAACAATATTGACAAATATCTGTTTGACAAACAAACGTACTTACATCTAAAAATACATCATCAATATTACATAAATATTTTTGAACAATATTGTTATTATTAGTTTGATTAAGTAAATTTAGTGTGTTATCTTGTTTAATTTTAAAAAAATTATTTAATAATTTATTTTTATTTGAAAGTTCTGAAGATGCACCTAATGATATATTTTTTTTATTTTCAAAATAATCAAAAATAAATTTAGAATTATCTAAAAAATATTCTTTCTTTTTACTTTTTAATTCTTTAATTGTACTTATAATTTCTTTAATACGGTCATTTATATCTAATTTTTGTTCAATATTTAATTTCTCATCAAAATTTTTCAGTTTTAGTTCTAGTTCTTTTTTTTCAACTTTTAAATCTGGGATTTTATTATTTTCATTTTTAGAAAACTCATTTAAAAACTCCTTGTGTTTACCATCTAGGGTAATTGATTTTTGTTTGTTAAATTTAATTTTTTTGGTTGGTTTAGGCTTAAAACTAGGCATTTCTCTTTAATAAGAAACACATTATTTATTTAATTGATAATAAAGACTAAATATATTTTAAACAAGTTTAAAGATTAT